ATCCTAAATGGGTAGCGCAACTGGCGGGAAAACAAACGACGCAGTAAAGGCTATCTACGCTGACTGGCTGAAGAATCCGAAGGAAGCACGAGTCGCTGCGGCTAAGGCTGATAAGTCTTATCCCGTCACTCGTGAAGCCTTCTCTAAGAAGTATCACGTCAATCGTGCGACTCTCTGGCGCTGGGAACAAGACCCTGACTTCAAGCGTGAGGTAGCGAATGAAGCACTTGGGTTGCTCTCCGCAGAGGAACTTGCCAAGATGATTACCGTTATGAAGTGTAAGGCTATGGACGGTAATGTTCAGGCATTCAACGCACTGATGAAACTCGCTGGCGTTGTTGGTGACAACAATGTAGGCTTTGAGGACAAAGACGAATACTACGCACACATGACCGACGCCGAACTGGAAGAACTTGCTAGTGAGGGTGTCTTGGCGGAGGACTGATGTATACACGAGAAGAAAAAGCTGCTCAGGAACTTCAACGACGAAGATGTAAGAAGTCGTTTAAACACTTCGTAGATACCTTCGTTATGATGTGGATGAAAGAAGGCGGGGACGCAATTAGGTTCCGCCTTTGGGACTTCCAGAAAGATGCCGCAGATATCTTCCAGAGCAATCAGAAGGTCATTGTACTGAAGGCGCGTCAGATGGGTATGTCATGGCTTGCTATGGCTTACGTAGTCTGGAGCGTACTCTACAAAACAAACTTCCACGTATACGTCACAAGCATCGGACTCAAGCAAGTCACTGAGCAGATGGAACGAATCAGGTTCATCTGGTACAACCTTCCCGAGTGGCTGACGCAGGACGTACAGCTTGGCGGTAAGGGGAACAAGGACAATGACTCACTCATCGAGTTCTCAAACGGTTCGGCTATTCACGCTGTTGCAAGCAGTAAGGCGGCTGGACACGGTGCCGCTCCCGGACTTTATATCCTTGACGAACTTGCTCGTAAAGAACAAGACGTAATGGCGTGGAGGGCTATCAAGCCTTCTCTCGGCCAGAAGTCACAGGTATTCATTATCTCCACTTCTGACGGATTCAATAACCTCTTTGCCGAACTTTGGTTTGGCGCTACGAGTAAGTCAAACGAATTCACTCCGGTGTTCTTCTCTGCCGCACAGCATCCAGAGTACACACCTCAGTACCTAGAGGAAATGAAGCGAGACTTCGCTGGCGACCTTCAGGGCTACATGGAGGCTTTTCCAATGAAGCCAGAGGATGCCTTTATGTCGTCCTCGCGCTCTGTATTCCCTGCCGAACGTATCAGGGAATGGAAAGAGTACATTCGTGAGCACAACATGATTCCCGATGTTGGCTCAATTGATAGGTTCGATGAGCCTGATGAAAAGGGTCGCATCAAGGAAGTCATTAAGTGGGAACCAGCCGAGACTGGTAACGTCGTTGTATGGAAGCACCCAGAAGAAGGACACAGATATGTCGCTGGGTGCGACTTGGCGGAGGGTCTGGTCGGAGGAGACTGGTCGGTAACAGCGGTACTCGATGCTGGCACTGATGAAGTTGTCTGCCTTTTCAGAACTAAGATTCCCGCAGAGAACTACGCGTTCCCTGTCGAGTCGATTTGCAAGTACTACAATAATGCTTACCTCGTTGTGGAGGTTAACAAGAACTCCGAACTCATTATGCAGGACTTGAAGGTTTCTTATCCTTGGCTCTACTGCCGTAACGTGGTAGAGAAGCTATCGGATAAGCCAACGCAGGTTCCGGGGTTCCTGTCAACGTCAACGAGTAAGCCTCGTATCATTCAACAGCTTAGACGATACTTCCTCGACTCCGAGAAGTACTTGAAGATTTACAGCGATACCGTACTCGATGAGTTCTCCGCATACGAACAGAAGGATAACTACTCTTACGGTGCTGCTGCTGGACTTCACGACGACTGTGTAATGGCCGTCGCTTTTTGCGTTGAGGGAAAGATTAAGATGCCAACACAAATTCCCCGAGTCGGGCGTAATGGTCTGATTGGCGATATCTTTGGTAACAGACAACAGAGGCGCTCATGGAGAAGTCTCTAGAAACGGGGAGAGGATATGGCAGATAGCAAGATTAACGCTTCAAACGTTCCCGTACAGACTCTTCTGACGCGATTCAAAGAAGCAGAGCAGTTCCACAAACGCTATGAAGATGATTGGGATAAGAACCGTGATATGTTTGAGGGAAGTCAGTGGAATGGAATTGAGAAGGTAGCATGGTTCCAGTCTGAGCCAGTCTACAACAAGATTTTCCAGTTCGTTGAACTCCATCGAGCATATCTCTCGGATAACAAGTGGGGAGTAGATGTATCCCCCGCTAACATTCCTTCAGCTATCAAGAGCGCATCGAAGGATACGCAGCTTGACCCGACTAAGCAGGTTGTCGGTATCGAGACCGCTGAAGCAATCTACGATATGACCGACAAGGTTAACAAACTTCTCGACTTTCTGTGGTTGCAGAACAGGACGAACGCGAAGCTGTCAGAGGTAATCATGTATATGTTCCTATATGGAACCGGATTCCTGAAGGCTACGTTCGACCCCGATAACGTGGGAGATAGTGGTATCGGTCAGATTGAGACCAAGGTTGTTTCCCCTTGGAACATCTTTCCAGACCCGAACGCTACATCGGTACACGATGCCTCGTTCATAATCGAACTGCATCCTGTAACCTATCGTTGGATTATCGAGAGATATCCCGATAAGGCCGAGGAAGTCAAGGCCGCTGGTCTTGGCTCAAACACCATCTACAACGAGCGTCATGGTTCTGGCGGTCGCGCAACGGCTAACAGCCAAGAGGCTCAGTATGTTGATGTGTACGAGTGCTGGTACAAAGACTCGTCCATCATAGAGGATGAACAGACGAAGAGTGGCGTCAGTCTCCAGTACCCTAACGGCAGAATGACGCTTATGACTTCTACGGGAGTTATCCTAGAGGACAAGCCTAACCCGTACTCGATGTTCCCTTATGTCAGGTTCGTTGAGATTCCTCGTCCCGCTGAGTTCTTTGGTGATTGTACGGTAACTCGCGTTGTTCCTATTCAGGAAACCATCAACTCAATCCTCCGAACCATCATTGATAACGGTCTCTGGATTGTTCACGGCATCTGGATTGCCGATACCACGTCTGGTATTGACCCTGATGCACTTGCTGGGTACGCTCCACGAGACGTTATCGTGAAGAATCCCGGCACAGAGGTTCGTCGGGACTCAGGAGAAGCGCTACCACAGCACCTCTTCAGTATGCTTGACAACCAGTGTGAGGCGTTCGATGAGGTCAGTGGTACTCCTAACGTACTCAAAGGCATTGTGCCCGGCAGACAGCCAGTAGGGACTACACAGCTTCAGCAGGAGGCTGGCGAGGTTCGTACTCGTGAGCGTCAGAGACGTGTTGAAGAGGGTCTTGAGGACTTGGGCAAGCTGTGGCTTGACATTGCAGCTAACTCATGGAACGATAAACGCATCATCAGCAACAAGCGAATGCTTGGTGGCTTCGAAATGTTCGAAATGAGCAAGGCGGAACTGGCAGAATGGCAATGGGACGTGTATGTTGTCCCCGGTTCTACCACTCCGACCAACTCAAAGGACAATATGGAAATGCTTTTCCAGCTTATGGAGCGTGGAGCGGTTCCAGTTCCTCCGCTTTATCTCGTTGAACAGTCGCAGAGTCCCGGTTTGTACGCTGCGATGCTTGAGGATATGAACAAACAGCAGGTAATGGGCGACCAAGAGGGTGAGCAACCGGGAGTTGCGCCTGACGGAGCCGATAATGAGGCTGTACCGCAGGAAACTGCTACAGATACGCCCGTCCAGGGTGGACAACCGGGGGATATTCCTCCTGAAGTCGCACAACAGATACTCGGGGGGAGTCCCGATACTGGAATGGCACCACAGTAGCCAGTAACATCCGTTATTGGCGCAAATCCTACCTTATCAGGAACGGTCACGGCAAGTCGAAAGACCAATACCGTAGATAGTCTGAGAACAGGGGAACGTAATGACTGATTTTGATACGAACGACACCGTAGTTGACGACGCTATTGATACTGAAGTCGATACGGGAGGTTCCGACGACGTTGTAACTGATGCGGACAATCCGTGGGCGTGGGCTGACGGACTTGACCCGCAGAAGATTGCAAAGACTTGGAACGGGTACACCAAAAATCAGCAGGAGTTGGCCAAGGAGAAAGAGGAACTTACTCCGATTGCCGAACTTCGTGATGAAATCATGGGAAACCCAGAACTACAGGCTCACCTTCGCAAGTTCTACGAGAATCAGGCTAACGGCGTTGACCCCACGGCGAAGGAACTCGCTACGCTGAAGGAGAAGAT